ATTAAAAATATTAAAAATATTAAAAATAAAAAATAAAAAATATTTTATTTTTAGTATCCACTCGTATATTTTGGTTTGTTTTTATGCTTCTTTGTAACTTTAACCCAATTATGAGTTCCTGGTTCATTATCCATACTAGATGTATCGTTACAATTACCACATGATTCTTCATCACTATCATAAGTTCTAATATTTGTTGAAGATTTAGAGTTTGTATTTATTAAGCTAAGTTTTTTTATTAGTCCAAGATATTTAGATTCAAGTCCATTTAATCTAAAATTAAGATTAGCAAACTCTGTATTAATATTATGCACATTAGATTTCAAGTCGCTATTAACTACTTCAGTTAGTTTATTTATAGCAAATTCTATTTTGTTAATACGGTCATTTAAATTTGAATTGATTGAAATAGAACCTATAGATTCTATTTTTTTATCTACTTGCTCAATAAGTCTGGTATTACTTACATGAACTGTGTTTTTTACAGATGATACAATTTGACTATATTCGTTTCTGATTGAATTGATTAAATTCATTTGACTGGATTTAAGAATTTCATAATCTTTATGATTAAAATCTTTATCCGTAGAAGCTTTGTATTGGTTAAACAGATTATGGATAAGATCTATCTTAATATTTTGATTATTTACTTGGCTTGTTACATTATCTAATTTTGAATTTAATTCAGTCTGGTTCCCTACGAGTTTTTCATCGACTAAATCTATAAAACTATTTAATTCATTTATCTTGACAGCATAAATATCATTTAGGACAGGATAAGTTAAAGACATATTTAATATATAAAATATGTTTTTAAATACATATAAATTATGAATGAATTTAGTAATTAATCCTCATTAGAAGATCCTTCTGTTGATTCACTTGCGACTTCATTAGCAGACAATGAAGCCAGATAATTTTCATATTGGTTTCGTAAGCTAATAAATGCATTGCTTACTTTAAGAGATTTTTCAAGATCTTCCGTGTTTTCAGAATCACTTAACTCTTTTTTCCTAATCTCATATTTTTCTTTAATAAGTGAAAATGGAATTTTATCCTCCATATTTTCAATACCCAATTTTTTACAATTTTCTACGAAACTTTCCTTGTTATACAATTTTTCAGGATCTACTTGACTATAACTTTTCTCCTTAACACAATCCTTAAGTTGATTAACCATTTGTGTTAATATGTAGATACCATGTTGTGTAAATGTTTTGTTAATATATTCGATATTATCAGCATTCATAAGGATTTTCAATTGGTCGACTGGTTTAAATAGTTTAGTAAATAGGTATTTAAGTCTTTGAGAATTATCATCTCCTTCTCCTTTAAAAGTTTTAAACTCATTTCGGTTTTTGAAGTATGACCTTTTTAATTCATTTCCAAGCTTTTCTACAAGTCTTGTTGAAAAGTCTCTAAACTTAATGTAGTCATTATCTTTCATTGATACAAGTCTTTGATTAAGTTCATTCACAGAATCAATATAGTCTCCGTGAATATTATTTACTACAGGTGCTGATGATCTTTTTTTTCGTTGTTTTATACGTCTTCCGCCTGCCATTACTGCTCCAGATGCTTTCATATCTATAATTATATATGATATTGTTTTTAAATAATTATAAGTTTTAAATTAAGATTCAGACTAATTATACATAATCTAAAATATCAGATTTTCTTATTTTATGTAAATAATATTTATATGAATAGTGATTATTATAATAGTGATTTAAATGCAGTTAATGTTTTTAAATCTAAAATTTCCAAGAGGACTATAAAGTCTGTAGAAAAGTTTTTTAATGAAAATGTTAAAGGAAATATAGATAACACTGACTTTAATACTGTTTCTCCTTCTTGGAATAGCGATATTAAATGGATTTCTGTTAATACACGGTATATGTATGATGAATTTTTAAATATCTTTAAAAGTATAAATTTAGATATATTTAATGAAATTATTGATTTGAAAAAAGAAATCAGATGTTATTCTGCTTTTTTTGTTACCAGAACAAAATGTAATAAGCCTAATTTTCATACTGATTTTAATAAGACAGGTAATAATGGATTTACATTAATGACTCCTTTAACAAATATAGATAATGATAAGAAAGGCCATCTTCTTTATAAAGATAAAGATGGTAAAGAGCGTGTATATAAATATAAGAGGGGCGAATGTATTATATTTGGAGATTCTTTTGTTCATTCCACACAACCCTATAAAAATAAAGAAGTCACCTTTTTATGCTTTACATTTGGTTCGGATAAAAAAAATTATTGGAAAAATATTTTTCAATCTATAGGAACTCAGCAAAAAAATATAATGCGGTATGACAAAAAATACGTTAATTGTCAAAATGAAAATAATAGATTGGGTGGGTCTTTAAAAAGAACCTATTAAAACCAGCTTTTTAGGAATTATATAATATAATGTTACATTATTTTTCAGTAATGTCAACTATTTTAACTGTTTGATAAGGTTTATCAGTAGCATCAGTTGCGAGATGTTCTATTTTTTGAATTACATCGTAACCTTTTACTACTTTTCCGAATACAACATGTTTATTATCAAGGTGTGGTGTAACTTCAGTAGTAATAAAAAATTGACTACCATTAGTGTTAGGACCGCTATTTGCCATAGATAATAACCATTTTGAAGTATGCTTTAGTTGAAAGTTTTCATCTTCAAATTGTTGTCCAAATATTGAGGTTGAGCCAGTGCCATCTTGATTTATAATATCTCCTCCTTGGATCATGAAATTTTTAATGACTCTATGAAATATAGAATTTTTATAGGATTTATTATTTACACCTTTTGTAGCAAGAGTTCTAAAATTTTTTGCGGTTAATGGAACAATATCGTCAAATAATTCTATTTCTACATTATATAAGTTAGGATGTCCATTAATTTCAATAATAATTATTAAGTTTCTCTCTTTGATTTCAAGTTGTATATTTTCTTTGGGTTCTTCGTGCGTTTTTTTAATAGATACATTTGAATTAGATGAATTATATCTTCTTTTCTGTGAAGTTATTTTTTTAATCTCTTCCAGGTCATTATCGTTTTTTTGATCACCTGTAAAATTTTTGTATGCCAAATATGAAAAAAATACAATTAGTATAATTACTACGCATATAGATAAACTTAATAATTTCATGTTTGTATATAACAATTATATTAAATTTTTTAAATAAACCTAATTTTCTACAAATAAAGGCGGAGTTAAAATAGGCATTCCTGAACTATCATAAGCATACATAGATAATTTAATATTTTCACATCTCGGAACATTTAGTTCATTAAATAGTTCAAAGATACTTTTATTTTGTGTATTTGTATTTTCATAAATGATTTTCGAACCATACGTTATCATACTAACATCTATTTTATAATCTGATTGTAATATTGAAACCAACTCATTTGTATCAGGACAGCATTCTTTTGTTGAACTAATTTTAATTTTATCCCATGTATTAAACATATATGGCATAGTTCTTACAGACATACCATAAGCCTTTGAAAACATGTTGTCATATGTTGATTCGGGTTTAAGACTATCAAATAGAATGTATTGATTAGTTCCCAAATTAACATTAATATCCGATGGTGTGTGTTTAAATGTTATTTGTTCATTGAGATATTTAATAATTTCAAGTGTAACAAATCCCGATACAACTGTTGTAGTTGTAGATAAAGCAGGTATGATTTTTCCTGAAATTAGTTTAATATCTAAGGAATCAACTACATCAATACCATATATACTTGCTCTAAGATTAGATAAATTTGTCATTCCATCAAGCATAATATTGTCGTCTTTGTCGTATTCAATAATATTGATTTCTTTGTTAGTTTCATTACCAATAATTTTGCTTGCCAACTGAATACTCTCTTTAATTTTTTTTCGGTCTATAATTTCATATTCGCCGATATCTTCTTTGACTATATCTTTCTTTTCATTAATATTGAGTTTTTTAGAAATATATTCCGATGGTTTATAATTTTTAATAAAATCAGTATACTCTTCATTGGACCATATCGGCAGTTTCATAGAAGAACTCAATATATTATAAATGCTTTCAACAAAACATATAGGAAACTCATCAATTTTAAGAACAGATGGCTTAAGTTTTTTACCTGACCAGAATAATGATCCCGATTCATTAGTAAGGTCATCAGGAAAAGTATTTAGAATATCTTTGATAGGGTTTATAAATACGGTTTCAATGATATAAGTTATTAATAGGAAGAATTCATCTAATTTAGTTGTTGTTTTATCAATATTAAAAATGTTAGCATACTTAATTAAATTATCAATTCTTAGTTTACGATTATATTGATTATCAATAGTAAGAAATTCCTCTTCCAATTGTTCAGGGGCTGAAATTAATTTATTAATATCTTGAATAGGAACAGACAAATATGTATGGAAAATGTCTAATGCCCATTCAATACAATGTTCAATTTTATTAGGAAATGTCTTTATTGTGCACATAGGGATAGTTTTTTCTTCCTGATCACTAAGCTCACTATAAGTAGCTGTTTTGTTAGGAATAATTGTTTGTGTATTACATTTTGTTCCTAATGTTCCAGAATCAAATAGTGGTAAATCAAATTCAACACATTTACTATCTACATATTTGCGCGCTGGTATATTATCAAGTGCTCCTATTACCAAATCACAATTGTTCCAAAAAGCAGAATTGAAAGTATCAATGGTATTTTCACCTACTTCTGTATTGTATTCGGTAATATTCATGATAGGGCAATATTCTTTTAATTTTTGTTTTACAATAGATGATTTAGATTTACCAATATCATTATTTCTGAACAGAAATTGTCTTGTAAGATTAGATTGTTCAATAATATCCATATCTGTAATTGTAAACCGAGAATTAACATTGGATGACATTTCGATCATTCCCATATTTTTAGAAATTTCACAGCCTAATGCTCCACATCCAACCATAAACACGTTAGTTTTTTTAATTTTTCTAATAAGATCTCTATCAAGAAAAGCAGAATTTCTAGTATTACTTGACCTATAAAAATTAGAACCTCTTAGAGATTCATAGTTAAAATATATCTGTTGGTCGATTGGTGTATACTTTCCAGTAATTTTAATAACTTCGTGTGAAATAATGCCAGCTATAATACTTGAAAGAATACTGAAATCTTGTTTTTTCCTAAAATCTTTATTAATTGTATTATTTCCAGTAATATTTTTTATAAACTCAGTAATTTGTTTATCGTCTTTAGCAAAGGACGTTGTATCTGATAAATAGCTATAATCGTTTGATTTTTCAGTAAATGGTTTATAATTTTTATAAATGGTCTCCTTTGTTTCTAAGAATTTTACATTGTTATTTTTAAGAAATTCTAGTAGATTGTCACTTTTGTTAACTTTAATCTCCGTGAGAGAACTTGATTTAACTTTAATGTTGAACTCCTTTTTACCTGAAATAAGCTTACCATTACTACTAATTAAATTATTATCTAGTTTTTCAACTGTAATGCTAATTTCGTCATCTTTAACAGAATAATCTTCAATATAGCCTGATACACAGGGCTCACCATCTTTATCGATAATACAATGTTTTCCAAAGTTACTAAATATATATCCTTCTAGTTCATAATTGAGACCAAGTATAAATTTAATATTTTCTTTTGAACAGACCTTATCAATATTAATTAAATTATAGCTACTAACCTTTGTCATTACAATCGCATTAATATTCTTTTTTTTAATATCTTCAAAATCTATTTTACTGATTTTATGGGTAATCAAAGAAGGATTCAACTCTTTAGCAAAATCGATTAAGTTTTCTGAAAGAGTTTTTGATGTCTCGGAACTAAAATATAGGTTATTCTTTTTCTTTTTGGTTAATTTATCATTGTCTAAAATATATAATTCTTTAATACCGATTAATGATAGACATTTAGTTACTTCCATTCCCATAATGTCTCCACCTATTAAAAGAACTCTAATATTCATTAGTTTTTCCATAGTCTTTCTACCAACAGCACCAATTTGTCGAGAGAACTTGTTTTTGGTATTTGCATCCATCTTCTTTAAACGTTTATTATTTTTGATATTTTTAATCAATTTTTTGTAATTAATAATTAGTTAAAAAAATATAGTATTTCTAATTAATTATAAATAAGCACTTCTTTAGCTTTTGATTGAGGATTTTTAGCATGTATTGCACGCCTTGTTGTTATTTCATCTCTCTTATAATCTTTAAAATGATTATTAACTAGTTCAACATTAGCATTACTCATTAATAATTTAACATTACTACTATTAATTTCATCAATTTTATTAAAGAGAGTTGTATGCATTTCCAAATCAAATCCTCCTTCAGTATAACCTACAAATGAATTTTCATTTACTGGAGCATATGGTGGGTCAAAATATACAAAGTCACCGGTTTGAATGTTATCAAATGCGCTGTTAAAATCACAACATTTAAATTCCACATTTTGAATAAGCTTACTGATATTCATAATTGTATTTTCGTCAATTATTTTAGGTATAGATTTTCGGTCTTTTTGTCCATATGGAATATTGAACCCATTTTTACCTTCTCGATACATTCCCTTGAAACCAGTTTTATTAAGAAATATAAAGAATGCCGCAGATTCAGCCGTGTTTTTATTAGATTCATTATATTTAGTTCTTGACCAATAATAGTAGTGCTCTCTTGTTGATTTATAAGAATTTTCATCTATATCTTTAGGGGGACCTTTTTGCCCCATAGTATTAATATCAATATTAGAAAATTCATCAATAAATTTAGTAGCATGTGTAATTACTTCTTCTGGGTTATTCTTAATTTGATTAAAAGTATTAATAAGCGCACCATTCAAGTCATAGGCATATACTTTATTTTTAATTTCAATGAGATTAGCCTTTTGCTTTGATAATGTAGCAAGTAATACACTTCCGCCTCCAAGAAAAGGTTCGTGATAGTTTTCAATTACTTCGGGAAATTTTTCCATAACATTATAAATAATTTGTGTTTTTCCACCAGCCCATTTCAAAAAAGGCTTTTGAATAGTAAACTTGACTTCATCTGTATCTTTCTTTTCCATATTTGATTTTTCTATTTTAATCTTTAGCTTTATATTTATCTGTGAAGATTCCATAAGTTTACTTAACAATAATTATTAAAATATATTATCAATTTTTTAATAATTACATATTATTTTTCTTTATTAGATTACTAACTTACAGCACAAAAAAAATTTTGATAATCAATTTATCTTATTTTTTGTTTATTATTAAACGATGCTAAATACAAACGAAACAAAAGTTATCAATCGAGGAACTGGAGCAGGAGGATCTAATACTAATGCAACTGGTCTAAAATTTGAAGCTTGCACAGAACTTAATTCAGAGTACTCATCAGCTGAAAAACTACCAATT